GAGCCAGATGCCGCATAAAAATGAATACTGACGTTGGCGTTAGTGGTTGACCAGTAGATTTCTATGTAATCACCAGCGTTTAAACTGACAAAATAGTTCCAACCTTTAATGTCGTGAAAGGGGTCAGCGGGGGTTTTTCTTGCTGGCAAGCCTACTACGCCAGTAGAGCCAGCAATATCCGTCCCATTTTGACGCAACCAAATAAATACATCTTGCGGTGCATTATCTGTACTTTGTAATTGGGCGCTAAATTGAAGATTGTATATACCAGCAATAGATGCTGTAATTTTTGAACTTGATATGGATACTTGATTAGAAAAATCCGTGGTGTTCAAAGTCATCAACGTGGCTGTGTTAGCCGTGGTTGTTTGGATTGCATTCGATGAAAACGCTCCGTAAGGCAGATTGATAACTGAACCACCACCGCCAGTTTCCAAATCGCCCAGCAAGTTGTTGATTTCTAAGACGGAATTATTTAACTGGTTAAAGTACAGGCGTAGAACGTTGGTCAGTTGGGCAAGGTATAACTTACTGAACTGGTCTTGCGGTAACGGCAAGTTGGGTACGGCAGGGACAATGATGCCCGTGCTCATGTGTTGCCCCTTCTGCCGTCAGGACGGATGTCAATACGAGGAGCGCCTAGTTGCCATTGGTCGCCAAGGTTATTGTTTTGTACCCTAAACGCCATCTGTCTACCACGCACCCGCACATAGATTGTTCCCGTAAACTGCTCTACGGTTACATTTGAAGTCCTTTGAACAGTGGCATAGGCACTACCGCCTTCAGACAATGGGTCGTTGTATCCAGAGCCTGAGTTTTGCAATGGGTACAGAGTCATAACTACATTAGGGTTATCACTAGTAGACCCACGGAAAGTTAAGTCAGGGATTATTCTCCAGACAAAACCAAAGTTATGACCATCATCAATGTCAAATTGAGATGAGGTAATGTAGGAGTCAATTGCCGTTGCTGGCAAGGTTGTGCCATCATCAACTCCATACTCGTGATAAACCAAGTTATAAGCGTAGGTAGCCGCTATTGGGTAGTTGCGTAAGCCTGTATCAAGCCATGCGGTACGTCCAAGATAGCCGTAGTACCAGATTTGTTCTAGATAGTTGTACACCACATAGGTGTCAATTGCTTCGCTTCCTTCCGAGCAATAGAAGAACCATACCTCGTTAAAACCTTCATTTGTACTAGCAAAAAACTGAGATGCTTGGGAAAGATTAATGTTCCCATAGACAAATTGACGGAGGTCGCAACTTAGGGTGCTGACGCTACCATCGTAACGATAAAACTTGTCTCGTCCCATCCAGTACACAACGCCAGATGCTAGGGCGGTTGCGTTTTGTCCCACAATTGAAATGTTGTCTCCCAGTAACTGAGAACCCCATACCGCTGGCGCTCCCAAGTACTGGAGGGAATAGACGGTTGAATCCGTCCAAACCAAAATCTCCTGACGAACTTGCATGGCAGTTACGATGTAAGAGCCATGAGAAAGACGTAGACTGCCAGCCTGATTGGTTGCGTCTGGTGTCCAATTGGAAATAGATTCTTGGTCTGACCAACGAATCAACATAGGGTCTTGGACGGCAGAACCATAGTCATTACATCCAAAAGCAAATACAAAACGAGATGTATCTGAAATGGCTATGTAGTTTTGAACCGTTGGAACATCGGTTGCGCCATAGATAGTTGCAATATTAAATCCAATATTGCTCACGCTATTAGCCGCTACCCAGTAATAAATACCACCGCCACGAGGTCCAAACACTAAGTTTTCGCCAAAATTTGACTGAGACCAAAGTCTCAAGTCTTGTGTTGCTGTAGTTCCATAGCCCCAAGTACCCGTTCCCCAAGCGCCAGAACCCCAGCCAGAAAGAGGCACGGCAAACTCAGGTCCAGTATTAATCTGATACTGAGCGGTTACCGTACCGCCTTGTCCAGAAGCATTTGCATTGGCTTGAGTAGACGCATTGATGGTGTATGTATTGACATCAATAACGTTAACAATTTGATACCAACCAGTAATGGTCACGCCATTAAATGTACTGGTGGACGTAAAGTCCACAAAGTCATTGGTGATAGCGCCATGAGCAGAGTCTGTGACTGTAATGAGGGTTGAATTAAGGTAGCACTGGAAGGGGTTAGTTAGTCTTTCCGTATATTTAAACAGGGTAACTGCTACTGTTCCGCCCCCGCTTGTTGTGGAAGTTGCGGCTGTAGCAACGGTAATTTGGAAAGTGTTTGTTCCTATCCTTGTTACCGAGAATTGATTGTTAAAGTCTGCGGCAGGAACTCCCCCAACGGGAGTGGTACAACCAGAGATATTGACCACATCTCCAGTAGACAAATCTGAACCAGCCCAAGTAACAGTTACTGTTTTTAAGGTGTTGGTAACAGCAAAGGCGTTGGTGAGGCTTGTTGAAGACTCTGCGTAGCGTAGCGGTGTGATGTCGTAATACGCACCGCCACTCTCAATGTAATATTTAAGGCTTGTTCCAACAGCAAGGACGTTTAAACTGCCTAACGTAATCCAGTTCCACAACGCCCTGCATATTCCTAGAAAGGTAGTTGATGAGGTCTGATACCAACCCCCAACTTTCTCAGGCGTACCTTGGCGAAAACGAATCTTGTCGCATTCATACCAGCCGCCCTCAGTTGTATAGCGGGTGTTTTCCCGATTAACGCCTGATTTGAATATGATTTTCTTTAGTGGCATGATTAAGCGTAGGGTCTAGTTCCAGATTTGTCAATTATCAACGCTTGTCTGCGAGGTGTGCTATTTTTTTCATTGGGGATAGATACATGCGTCCAGCGGTCAAACTCCCTAATAACTTGGTCATAGCCTATTTTTGATGCAATGATGGCTTTGACAACCTCGTCAGGGGTCATGCTAGGGATGCGTAAATCGGCAGCGCAGCCAACCCGATGCTGGCTAGTATCTTTAGAACCCACAGCATCATTAACCAGTTTAGAGCGAAAAGCACTATTAACCATAACGGGTTTCCCACCCAAAATGGATTTAACTTCTTCAAGAAATGCGGCAAGTCTTTTAATATTTTCAAGTTCAGCCTCATTGGGTGTATTGTCAAATTCACGATGGTCTGTGTGGGTCAACTCCTCAAGGGTAAAGTGTTCGCTTAGTTGCATATCACTTCCTTAACATTTCTTGGATTTCCTTGGTCTTGTCTTTACTGCCTTGGCTGGAGCCAAAATAGAAAGAAAGGACTTGACCAGCGGCACTAGTGATAAACCCTAATGCAAAAATTATGATTTGTTGTTGGTCAGCGGGAACGTTTTTAAACATCAAAATACCAATTAACAAGAACGCTATACCCACTACACCAAGAGCCAAAACGGGAACTACTAACTTGTCTAACGCACTTGCGTACTGGCTTGTTGCTACGGCAGCATAGGCTTTACGGGCTGAGTCACGGTCAGCCGCATCCATCTTTGCGTATTCCAGTTCCAGTTCTTGCAACTTAGCGGCAGCAGCAGGGTCTCCTGCAATAGCCTTGGCTACCTCTTCTACCGTGTCAGATACACCTAATTTGGAGGCAATTGCAGATACGGCTGCACCACCAAGAGGTCCAGCAACTGCGGTTGCTAGTGCTGGGGCTATGCCTTTGAGGAGGTTAAATAGTTCATTCATTTTTTCATCTTCTCTCGTTCTTCAAGCAATTGAACCTTGACTTGGAGTTGGTGGATGTCCTTGTAGATTTCCTCTTTCATAACGTGTCGCCTTTCGGCTGAAAGGGGCGAGTCAGTAGGAATTCCTTCTTTGGTAATCAAGGCTGGCATGGAGCCTTCAATTCTTGTTAGGCGGGTAGAGAAGTCATTGACTTGACCCAAAAGCCAAGCAAGGGATGCCACAATAATTGGGATTACCGCTTTAAGTACATCTGACCAGTTCATTTTGATTCTTTCAGTTCCCGTTTAAGTCTTTCCAACTCAGCAAGTTTTCTATCAATACGTGCTTCGGCTCTTTTGACGTGCGCTTTCATGTATAGGGTTTCTACGTACGCCATTGATGTTGTTGCAACGACTATACATAGTGCGACTCCTATTAGTATCCACCAGACAAGTTTCGTAGTTGCCACATTAGCCACCCAAAAAACATAGATATAAACATCACGGCAATTACCCCACTTATTGTTTCAATAACCCGAATCTCGTCTTGCTCTTTTTGCCACCTTGCCAACCTAGTCCTGCGAATCATCTCAGACCTAGCCCATTCCTGTTCACGCTCAATCTTTCCATGCATTACCAAGAATCGGCTATATAAATCTTTCAACTCAGGCGGGGCATAGACCATTGCCTCACGGGTCTGCTCCATCAACTTCTCCAACTGCAATTCAATCAACGCCCGTTCTATGGCTTTTTGGCTGGTGTTTTGCGCTGGGTCGTAGTTGGTTTTGCTTGCCTCCTCTAGTTCAAGGTAATGGTTTGTAATCTGTTGTTGCGTGTCAAAGAGGACACCAAGGTTTGCCCCAATCTCGCTGATGAGTTTGAGTTCAAGGTCTTCGTAAGACTGTTGCTGTTTGGCTGTGGCTTTCGCTTTTGCCACAGGCTTTGCTTCTGGCTCTGCCCGTTTAAACAGACCAATGAACCAGTCAAAGATTCCCTTGATAGCCTTGACATCGCCAATGACTCCCTCAACCGTCTTCTTTGCGCCCTCAAGTTCCATACGCCCCTCATGGAGCATAGAACATCCCTGCTTAATAAAGCCAACAGCGGCTTGAGCCGCCATAAGTAGGGAGAATGGGTCAATGGCTTACTCCGTAGGCTCTGGCTTTGGCAACTGTGGCTCCACCTGACTACGCAACTTTGTGTACAACGGATGAGCGTTGGATTGGGTTGGTAATTGACCGATGATGTTAATAACGTCAACGGCTTCTTGTGCGGTCAGGATGATGGTTATTTCGCTCATGCTGATGCTTCCTCTAGCGGGGTTAAGTCTTCAGTTGTCCAGTAATCCTTGGCAAGCATAATCTTTAAATGCTCTTTGTTACGAGCCAAGCAGTCTGCCCAATCTTCTGCTGTCATGCCTTCGGGCTGTCCAGCGTTGATTAGGTTTACTGAATCCATTGCGGCAGAGTAGTGTTGTGCAATTTCTTCTGGGGTGATGGTGGTTTCTGACATGGTTTTCTCCTATTAAGGGTGGGTTGATTTGTATGCGTCAAACTCTGCTTTGAGTTCTTTAATTGCGTTAATCATGTACCAAGTTAAGTTATCAGGGTCTACTGATAGAACGCCAGTTGATTCCATTTTTACGCAATCTGGTAGAACGGCTTGAAGTTCTTGGGCTATTACTCCCAATTGAACGCCTGTATTTGGTACAGCGCAATGTGAATCAAGTTCCGTCACTTCTTCTGGCAAACGATACTCAAAGTTACGAACTCTTACAGCCGTGATTTTGTTTAATCCGTCTGTATTATCAACAATATTCTTTTTAAGTCGCTGGTCAGAAGTTGTTGACCAAGAAGATGAGTTATTACCTTGATATACACCGCCACCGCCACTAGGATAAATATAACCTGTATTGTCACCTTTACCAGCAATAACACTATTGCTTGCTGTAATAACTAACTGACCTGTAGCAGAGGAAGAACTGCCATTACATCTTCCAATAAATGTATTGTAAGAGCCAGTTGTATGACCTATTGTTGCATTACCAGAATCCAAGCCAATAAAAATATTTCCACCACCAGTTGTATTTGCTCCCCCAGCCCCATTCCCTAGGGCTGCGTTGTTTGTTCCTGTTGAATTGACAGTCAAAGCGTTATAGCCAACTGCAGTGTTACCACCAAGAGTATTTTGTGCTAAAGCCAAATAGCCAACTGCTGTATTGTTACTTCCGTTTGAACCGGTGGTAAATACACCCGCACCAACACCAGTATTGCCAGAACCAGCAATACAAAAAATACCATTTTGGTATCCTAGATAAGTATTGTTAGTTCCTGTGGTGTTGCTATAACCAGCCTCTTTACCTAATGCTGTGTTGTTGCCACCAGTTGTTGTAGAAATTAAGGCTGTATAACCAATAGCAGTATTGTTACTAGCAGTGGTAGGTGTTTGCAAGGCTGCAACGCCCACTGCAGTATTGGCTGCGCCAGTAGTGTTATAACGCATGGCACTATCGCCAATTGCAACATTCACATTACCAGTAGAAGTATTTTGCATTGCATACGCACCAACTGCAGTGTTACGCTCTACAGTAGTTGAATAAAGTGCTTGATAGCCTATGGCTGTGTTTTGCGATGCAGTGACATTGGATAAAAGCGCAGAATCGCCCATTGCTACGTTATAAGAGCCTGTGGTGTTATTAAACATGGAGTTACTTCCATGCGAAGAATTGCTTGCTCCCGTGGTAGTTTTAAACTGCGAAGCGTATCCAAATGCGTCATTAAATTGACCAGTTGAATTCGCTGTCAATGCTCTATCGCCAAAAGCAGAGTTGTTTCCAACAGTAGTGGATGCTAATGCTTTGTATCCAACGGCAGTCAAACTTGTTGCTGTAGCGCTTGTATTTAAAGCCTGATACCCTACTGCGGTGTTGTTAGATGCGGTTGTATTGTTAGACAAGGCTCCTGTTCCTACAGCAATGTTGTTATTGCCTGTAGTGTTGTAATACAAAGCACCGTCTTGTGCGGCATCGTTGCCACCTAGTGCCGTATTTCCAGACCCAGTAGTATTAAATCTTGCGGCTAAATATCCGAATGCTGTAATCTTTCCTGTAGTGTTTGCAACACCAGCATTAGCGCCAACTACCGTATTTTGAGCAATTTCACCACCACCACGACCTACAGTCATGCCGTCTACTGATGCTGATGTGCCTGATGCTGTTACTGGGCTTATGCCAGTATCGCCATTTATAATCACCGCCATAGGTTACCCCTGTTGAGTTTGTTGTGCCGCTACTTGCGCTTGGTAAGCCGCCACGACTTCATCTGTCCATGCCGCATTGCATATAGCCACCACATTGGCAGGTTGACCTGTTAAGTCTTGTGCTGGTGTCAGGCTTGTACGATGGTATGTCTGTGCTATCTGTTCACCATCTTTTAAGATGCGTGTTGCTTCCCGATACAAGACTATGCCGTTTTCGGTGACTGTAATTTGGTCGATGACTTTGGTTTCTGTGAGTGCCATGATTTTTCCTTTAAGTTAAGTGTCCGACTAACAAATCCATGCTAGTTAATTAAACAAAATATGTTCCAGCAATTTGCACAAGATTTCCGTATGCTGAAGTTGTATCTAAACTTGTTACTGGTAACCCTGCGGTTACCCCATTTGCTGTTGTTCTATATAACAAACGAATAGTGTTTCCGCTTAACGGAGTATTTGCACCACTTGGATAATTTGCACCAAATGTGTTTGCAGTAGATACCGCATATGCATTTTCTGAAGCATTGCTTGAAAAAGGCAATCCTGAAATAGTAACCGACCCAGTTGCCGTACTTACGGTAATTGAATCGGTAGCAATTTGACAAGTAAAACTGACAGCGTTACCAATTTTTGTATATTTTCCATTTTGAAAACGATAAGTAATTGCACCAAAAGAACCCGATGTGGCTGTATATGTTGGTGTCCAAGTACCTTCTTCATAATCATCCAATGTGTTTGCGTCAGATGATGCTGATTGGGTTGCGGGGAAAGCGATGCCTGTGCCTGTTGCTGAAGTGTTACCGCCTAATAAGCATAAAATATTACCAGTAGAAAGAACACGCATTTTTTCTGTGCTTTGAACTTGCAAAGATAAATAATTGTTTGAACTACCACCAGCATCAACAACACTACCAACAGTTCCGTCATTTTGAATTTTGACTTCTGTAAAATAACCTGTAGGCGCAGATTTAGCAACAACCCTTACTCCGTTGCCAGAAAAGTTTCCTGTTGTTGCTACTGTAACTGGAGTTACTGGACTGGCAGTACCAATACCAACATTCTGTGAAGCGTCTATCGTGAGTGCCGCTGTAGATGCAGTTTGTAGTTGCAAAATTCCCGAAGTATCGGCAGTATTGACTAAACCGCTACTCGTTGATGCATTGATTGTTGTAGTCACGTCTTATCCTTTCAGAGCCGCAAGTTCGGCTTTTACTGTATCTAGTTCGGCTTTTAAGTCTTTTATAGCGTTAACCATGTGCCAGAAGATGTTGTCTGAATCTACAGAAATAACGCCTGTGGTTTCTGTTTTAACGCAGTCAGGGCAGACCTCTTGCAGTTCTTGTGCGATAACACCAAGTTGAACGCCTTGCTTGTCAATGACTGTATGTGCTGGTAACTCTGTAACTTCTTCTGCGGTGCGATATTCAAAGTTACGAACACGAATTTGAACTATCTTGTCCAAGCCTTCAGTGTTGTCAACAATGTTCTTTTTAAGACGTTGGTCGGATGTGGTTGACCATGAAGAAGAATTGTTGCCTTGGTATACGCCACCACCATTTGGGTTTATATATCCAGTATTTCCACCTTTACCCGTTGGTGATGTTCCAATAACTATTTCATAATTTACACTAACAGAAGATGCTGTTGTTGAGTAACCAATATGAATATTACCAGTACCAGTTGTTAAATTATAACCAGCCTCTCTACCTATGCAAGTATTTGAACTACCACTAGTAATTGAGTTACCAGCATTGTCACCAACAAGCGTAGTGTAATTAGCAGTTGTAACATTACTTCCTGCGGCTTCCCCTATTAAACAAAGTCTTGAACCAGTAGTAACGCTTTGTCCTGCGTATGCCCCAAAAAGGGCATTATATGAACCAGTTGTATTAACTGTCCCCGCAGAATGTCCTACAGCAGTATTAGCCTCACCAGTAGTATTAGCATAAAGCGCTCGCCTACCAACCGCCACGTTTGAAGTTGCAGTAGTGCTTGAATATAAAGCACTTGAACCAATTGCCGTATTTTCAGAACCAGTGGTATTACTAAACCCTGCTTGATAACCGAATGCTGAATTTTCAGTTGCTGTGGTAATAGATTTAAACGCTTGAAATCCAAATGCTGTGTTATATCCACCAGTAGTGTTTGCATTTAATGCTTGATAGCCCATAGCAGTCAAACGAATACCAGTAGTGTTTGCATACAAGGCTTGATAACCTACGGCTTCAATATCGCCAGTTGTATTGCTATATCCTGCTTGATAGCCTACTGCTAAGTTGTTAGAGCCTGTGGTGTTGGCTTGCAAGGCTTGACGACCAAGTGCTACATTCTCGCTACCTGTTGTATTTGCATACAACGACAAAATTCCAACGCCTGTATTATTGTTTCCTGTTGTGTTGCTATAACCAGATTGGTAACCAACATACACAATGTTTCCCGCTGTTGTATTACTATATCCCGCTTGATAACCTATTGCTGTGTTGCTGGAGGCTGTGGTGTTGGAGCGAAGTGCAGAGTTGCCAACCGCAACATTTGTGCCGCCAGTTGAATTACTGAACATAGTGTCAGCGCCAACGGACACGTTGTTAGAGCCAGTCGTGTTGGCTTGTAATGCACTCCATCCCAAAGCCGTTGTGCCTGAAGCAGTCGTGTTGGATGCGCCCGCACTTGTACCAACGGCAACACCATAACCACCACTATTTGACGCACTAGCAAAAGCACTAGCACCAACGGCAGTGTTATTAGATACAGCACCACCGCCTTTACCTACTGTTAGACCTGAGATAGATGCGTCAGATGTTGTGGTAATCGTAGTAAATGATGGAGAACCACCGCTCACCGCCATAGTTCCTGATGCGGAAGGTAGTGTGACTGTGACTGTTCCCGCTACCGCAGGTGCAGATAGGGTTACTGACCCAGATGTATCGCCATTAACAACAATGCTTGCCATAATTTTTCCTTAAACAACAACCCAGCGACTACCGCTGGCGACTGTTACTGATTGA